GTCTTCCGCCACACCGGTGTCGGCGCCGGTTCCTTCTGCGAAACCTGTTCTATATTTACGACCTCCTTCAAAACCCACGCCTCCGTCCCCGGAGTCACCGTGACCTGGCTCGTGATAGCCTTCAAACCCCTGACGACGACCACGACGACGCCCTTTTCCATTTCCTTCTTTAAACATTGTGTTTCCTACACCTATTACACCATTCGACGCCTTGTATGTTAATGTAATCATAACTAATACACCAAAAACTACCAATAGTGGCTTAAGATTGTTTTGTTTAATGTTCTTTCTTAGATTCTTTGCTTGGCCTCTAAATACTTTCATTATATAATAGAATTATAAAAATAATTTATTAATTAAAGTGAATAATTATGTCCATCTTATTATCTCTAAATAAATCTTCTTCTATAGATTTTATTCCTTTTCTATGCAAAATTAATTTATTATCTTTATTTAAAACTAAGTTATCCAAATTATATCTTTTTTTACCTAAAATTATATCATTTTTATCTATTTCTTTATCCACCAATATATGTATATTATTGCTTAAATCGATAATTATATTATTGCTTAATTCTGGAATACATTTTACTAAAATAAATTCATCTTTTATATCATAACATATCTCATTGTGCCATAATGGCACTGATAACTTATTACCTTTATGGTTTAATATAAATACATTGCTATCTAATAAATCATCAATATCCGGATTTAATATAATTGTAATCATATTTACTTTCTTTTCAATTAGTTTAATTATCGACTCATCTATGTCAAATAAATCTTTATACTCTTTGACAAATTCATATATTTTTGTTAAATTATTAACATCACAATTCTCTATAAAATATGGAATAAATGATTTGTTAATTATTTTAAGTATTATTGTTGCATACTCAAAATCTTCTAAATTTTCCTTTAGAAATTCCTCCAATATATTGCTATATCTAGTTTCTTTGGGTTTGTTTTTATTTTTTATCAAATAATTGTATGCTTCATTCACTTCTAAGAATTTTTCATTAGCATTAGCTAATTTACATTTATCTGGATGATATCTTAATGCTTGTATTCTATATTTTTTTTTTATCTCGTTTATATCCGCATTTTTACCTAAATTTAATATCTTACAAGCTTTATCATAATTCATGAATAGTTATTATTAAATAATAAAAGTAATTTTCTAAATGATAAATAGGTCGATAATTATTGTTATATAACTGAAAAAAATTTATGGTATTTAAAAGTATATCTCCTATCTTTTCTTCCTTAAGAATGTTGTTTTTTATTAAATCTTTCAATACATACCATGTTAAATCATTAATATCATTTTTATATATCAAAATATCATATATGATTTCTCTAAATTCTGCATAATTTAAACCATCGTAATTTTTTATAATATTTAAAAGTCTGTCATAAATACATATATATAAGTTATCCAATTCTAAACAATCATTTTTTAAATAATTGATATTATTCGAACTGGTATGCTTACATTTTAGGTATTTCTTAATTAAACTTTTACTATACATTGATACAGTTATTCTTAAACATTTATTTAAAATTATATAAGGAATAAATGATATCTCTGTTGTTAATATAATAAATCTTATATTCAAATTATTTTGCATATAACTGTAAAATATATCCAATAATTCATTATGAATATTTTGAAAATTTTTACATAAAATTATACCTTTACGTGTCTTACTTGATTCTACTATATCAACTATTTTGTTGTATATTTCATTCCAATTACTCTTTGAATTACATCCTAATAAATCCATATCAACTTCATAATGTATATCGCTTATTTTAATATTAAATGTTTGTTTCGATAACTGCAGTATTATTTTTTTTTCATACTTTAATTTGCTTAAACTATATTTATTTATAATATATAAGGCCTGACTATATTTTCCAACACCTGATGGACCATACAAAATTAAATTATTAAGATCTATTAAATCTTTCGGTAATTTATCAGAAAATGTTTTAATTTTTGGATGTAAACTATTATTACTAACATCTTTTACATAGTCTATAAAATGATATTCATAAGATTTCATTATTACTATTTAAAGTTATTACAAATATAACTTTAAATGATAATATATACAAAATTAGATACATATAACAGTAATTATATATTTTTTGGAGATATAATTAAAAATACTGTAATAGTAAATGGAAAGTTTATTAGAATTATATATTCTAATGAAATTTATACTTTGAGTGGATTATATATACTTTTACCATTAGCTAATATTAAAAAAATTAATTCAAATACATGCACTATTAATAATAACAATTTATGTATTAAAAATCTATGCAACATTGAAAAAGATATTCTTGATAAACATAATACCTCTAAAACAAAAGAATATAAATTACGAGAACAATTGAATAAAAATATTATTAAAATATTTAATTCTAAAAATACTTTTAAAAAAATTATAATTAAAATTTCTGGTTTATGGGAAGATGACAATTCATGTGGTCTTACATATAAATTTATTAATTATTAACATTTTCATCATTCTTTATTTTTTTATCATTTATCACATATTTAAGTCGTAAACGCATATCTACATAAATCACTATTAGTTTTAATGTTAATATATACAAGATTAATGTATAAAACATAATCGGATCTTTTATTCCTTTCGCTTGTTTTATATCATATGCAAACAATAATTGCATTATTGTAATCGTAATAAGTATATAACTTATATTTTTTGAGTAAGTCTTAAAGTCTCCATCTAAATTATTACCATGAATATAATTCTCATATTTATAATATAACATATAAATCAAATAAATTGTAATTGAAAATATTATTGTTACTATATATTTAGGTATAAGAGCTTTCATACTAGCAAGGTCTTTTTCTATATTTTGCCCTTCAACGACCATATTTAATATAGTAGTAACAATCACTATCATCAATCCTGGTTTGTATAAACCCATTTTTTTTGTTGAGTAAAATATTGTTCCAATACCTTGAGATAACATTATAAATTTTTGTAATTCTATATCTTTTTCCATATCTGTATCTTTTTCCATCTCTAATAATTTATTATATTATTTTATTTTATATTTTTAATATATAATGTTCAAAGAAAATAAGAATTATCTTTTTTATAGAAAAATTATTGCAGTTCATTCTCAAGACAGAGATATAAATAAATGGCCTAAATCTAACGAATTTGAAGTTACTTTACCTATTCAATATAAAAAAGTTAATAGTATACAGCTATTAAGTGTCCAACTTCCAAAAAAATATAATATATTCTCCAATTACAATCAAAACACCAAAATCAAATTTGATAATAGTAATATTCAAATAAATGATGGAACATATACCCCTCAACAAATGTCTACTATGTTGGAAAACAAATTAAAATCATCCAACATTAATGTTAAATATAATGATATTGATATGAAATTTTATTTTTATGCTGATGGTGAATTTACTGTTCACGCCGGAGAAAATATTACCTATAATGAATTGTGTGTAACCAACAATGTTTACAACTACACTTTTAATTGGGGACTACCTTTCTATCTAGGTTTCGAAAAAAAAACATATACCTCTACAACTGGAACCGAATACCTAATATTTGATAGTAATGGAAATACCACTTCCATTTCAGATTCTTCACATGTTATAGTATCATCTGTCCCTGCACCTGTATTTGGAGAAGAAGACATTTATCTAGAAATTGATAAATATAATTATATTGATGAAATCCAACCTTACTCTATTAACACTAATAACAATATTACAGATGTATCTTACTTATCATGTGCATCTCTTGCGACTTTGAGAGGCGAACGCTCATCTAATTATAAACATATTACTGAAAATAATCTTAAACAAAGAGGGATAAAATGTTTAAACAAAACTTCCAATGATTATAATGGTATTTATAATTCATCATTTGCAAAAATACCTTTATCATTCGAAATTGGAAGAACAGTTATACATGATACCGCATTTTTAAATAATATATTCTATAGTGATCCACCAATTGATAAACTATCTAAACTTAAATTTAAATTTAGATATCACGATGGCAGATTGGTAGATTTTTATAATCATCCTATTAGTATTACTATCGGATTGGGAATGTTACGTGATGAATTCGATAAGGGAAATAATATTAGATTTCCTGAGGCATATAGTTAAAGACCGAAACCACCCACACTATCCGTGCCAATACCACCAACACTAATACCACCAACACTATCACCATCTTCTTTACTCTCAACCGCCTTCTTTTCTTTTTTCTTTTTTTCGACATTACCCATCATTTTATTAAACCCATCATTTACTAAGGTAACACCTTTGAAACATTCAAAACAACCTTCTATTAACTCTGGGAAAAACCATGCCACGATAAAAGATGGTAATGCTACCATTGTTATGTATTTTGATGCTAATCTTGCTGGTCCAAGCGCTTTCGGATCACACTTTGGATTTGGAATCAATATAATTGCAGTTATTATCATTATAAAACCTAAAAATATTGCAATTAACGCCGCCACTACATCTGTTATTGTTCTATCTAATCTTATTAATCTGTTAATTGAAGTTAATAAAACTCCAGGTATAATTAATAATCTCCATAGATAAAAACACATTAAATATATAGTATGCACCAGCTTACTATTCTCTCCATTATAACCTACTTCAAATTCATCTAAAATTGTTTTTATATTTCTGTATAATAGATCTCCTCGGTCCTTGTCTTTGCTATCACTCTTTTCACATGCAGGACATGCTTTATTCATAATCCTTGTCATCATATTTATAGATGCTCCACCAGGCATTGCTGGAATCAAGGATTCTCTTCTATGTTCGCTATAGTATGATAATGTAAATTTACCTATAAAAGGTATGCTTACTAAAGCTCTGTCAATTGCTAATTGAATCTTTGCCAATAAAGGGTTTGCTGGTTCTCCTTTTGCACCTTTACTATTAAATACTTTGTCTCTAGTTTTATCCACCAATTGATAAATATATCTCCAAGAATATCTAATAAAAACTAACAAAAATAGAAATAAAAATTCTTCTCTTATATATTTGTCTAATTGCATTACCAATGTAGGCACCAATATAAGTGTAATGAATGTTGGAATTAATAAATTTATCATCTCGGGCATTTCTACTAAAAATTTACCAACTATCGGTGGAACAAATATGAATGCCAAAGCTAACATGAAAAAAATTATCCATAATATTGTTGTTATTTTATCATTTATAAATTTTTCAGCTCTTTTATTTACTTGTTCGAAACTCTCATCACCATATAATTCTCCTTGATATGCAGCATATCTTAATGGAAATGTTGCAGGCATAAGCGACTCTGTTATTATTTTCTTTATCTTAGGAACTACCATGTAAGCCAATACAAAAAATGGATTCAAAAAACACACTGGAATCCGTAATCCTGGTATACTAGAAAGTGGTCCTTTTCCTTTGAAAGGCGATAATGAGTTTGCTAATAATGTAAATATTCCTTCGAATACTAAAATTAACCCTTCTATAAAACTTTGTATGAAATCTATCGGTTCTTTTATCGGTTTTAATATTTTATCAAATTCCTTTTTAATATTAAATCCCTCCTTAATCATCTAATATATATGTATATTAATAATTATTATGTCTCCAAATAATCTATTATGTCTCCAAATAATCTATTACTTTCAACAACACCTCCTCTTGATTTGTTAATTTTTGAAATATTATATTTTCATCTAATCTTATCTCAAATATATTATTAAATCTGTTTTTACATTTTATATGTAAACCATCATTCTCTATTTCTAAACTTACAATATGTCCTCCATTTGTTAATTTTATTTCCTCTACATCTTCTTTTATTGATATCCATCTTATATAATTACCCACCTCTATATCTTTTATTTCATCTACCAACCTATAATTTAACAACTTATTCAAAATATCTTGCTGCTCATTTTTATTTAAATTTAACTCATTTAATATCATTTTTTTCCCCCTCGCAATTTTAAAACTATTTAGTTTTACTATTGAGTCATTTTTTGAATTGTTAACTGCCTTTTCCATTAGCTCATTTTCATCCATGATAAATATTAATATTAATAAGTTATATTAGTATTAATATTATTTTCATAATATTATATGAACTTTCTAATAGTTGATCCATCTAATAATATAATTTTACTAAATAAAGTTAAGAAAAAACTAAAAGAACTTAATAGTCTTAAATCTAATCTAACTAAAATTATAACTTATATTTTATTGTTATTCATACTTCTTATTGTATTGATTATCATATATATTGCCACCTATAACAGAAAATGGTTATCTCGAGTTAAAATTAAACCTATTGCTAAATTACCAAGAGCCACCCAATCCTAAAACTCCATTGGCCGCCATTGGTTCATCACTTTCCGGAAATAAACCTACTCCATTATTGCTTTGTGATGTAACGTTTGATACACCTTGTTGTAAATCAGGCATACCTGTATTAGCTAATCCCGGTGTCGGCAGTAAATTGTTGGCAAAATCATTGTTTACTGGTTGTATTGTTTGCATCCCTTGCATCGGAATATTTGATAAAGGTTGTGAAACCTTTAATGTTGTCTGTGGAACACGTCCAGTATTTATACGGAAAAATGATAAACTATCTAAAATTATATTTACTTTATCTCCTAACTTTGTTTGTAAACTTAATAATATTACTAAAAATGGTATTACAAACCCTAACATATTTATCTCCTTATAAGGAGTTTTTGAATATGTCGGCAAATATGTTACTATTCTATGTATTATCATCATTCCTAAAAGTAATCCTATTATTTGTGTTAACATCTCAAATATTAATGTTGTATAATGCTTTGTTTCATCTGCCTCTGGTATATACATTTGAAATACCTTATTTAATACCACAACTAACACAAATGCTATTAGTGTGTATTGAAATAAATTTAGTAACTCTGATTTACTATCTGAATCAAAATTTAAAACATGATTTACAAAACTTTTTTTACTTTCAATAGTACTTTCTTTGATAGCTTCCATATGTTTTATCAAAAGAAATTAAAAATTTGATTGCATATTATTTTATATGTCCAACTTTACTAAAAACGGCGAGGAACAATATATTGACCTCATTAAAAATATCATTGATCACGGATACGACGAAAATGGGAGAAATGGCAATGTTAAAGCATTATTTGGTGCAACCATGCGATTTGATTTAACTAACAATAAAATTCCTTTAATCACAACCAAAAAACTCGCATGGAAAACATGTCTAAAAGAACTTTTATGGTTCATAAGTGGTTCCACTGATAATAAAATATTAAAACAAAATAATGTTAAAATTTGGAATGCTAATGCCTCCAGAGATTTTCTCGATTCTAGAGGCCTACATAATCTTGAAGAAGATGATTTAGGCCCTATTTATGGACATCAGTGGCGCTTCTTCAATGCCGAATATAAAAATTGTAGTACTGACTATACTGGCAAGGGAACAGATCAACTTAAAAATATTATAGACTCCCTTAATAATCCTAATGATAGAAACTCTAGACGACTTCTTTTGTCTGCATGGAATCCACAACAATTAGATCAAATGGCCTTACCTCCATGCCATGTATTAATGCAATTTAATGTATTTGATAATGATAAACTAAGTGTAGCATTATACCAAAGAAGTGGTGACATGGGTTTAGGTGTCCCTTTTAATATAGCATCATATGCCTTTCTTACGCATCTTATCGCCCATCATTGCAATTTAAAACCTGTTGAATTTGTTCACTTTTTAGGAAATATACATATATATAGCGATCATTTAGAACCACTGAAAATACAAAAAAATATAACACCTTATAACTCTCCTACCCTAATTATTAAAAATAAGTATGAAAATATTAATGAATACAAATTTGAGGATTTCGAAATAATTAATTATAATCATCATCCAGAAATTAAAATGGTAATGCGAAAATAATCTATTTTTTTTATATTTATTTATAATTATAAATGGCATCTTTGGCTGCAGCTAAAAGAAGACGTGCTCCTGGATTACCTAATAATAATTCTTTATCTAATACACCTATAACAACTAATCCACAAACACCCATTCAACCCGCACAAGTATCTATACCACAAGCAATGTCCTTAATCGGTTCAAGATTAAATAAACTCGAGACTACCTTAACCACTAATATGCAAGAAGTTGAAAACAAATTCGGACAACAAGATAACTATATTGTTGAAAATCTACCCGATATTGACGCAATTAATGTTGCATTTGAAGATATTAATAAAAGACTATTGTCTGTTGAATCAGGCGGTTCTACAAATGTAGATGTTAAAAATGTCAATTCTAATATTAATCAACTATCTTCTGTTAAAACTCTTATTGATAACTTACAAAAACATATTGATACTCTTAAGACCGAATATAATGAAAAATTCGATTATATTGAACAGGCTGTATCATCTTTAGATAATACTACAAAAGTCGTTTTTATTGAAAGCAATCTTAATAAGCTTATAGCAGAAGTTAATGAAATGAAATCCGATCTACAAAAGCCTTCCAGTATATCTAGCGATGTGTTAGATGAAAGATTCAAACTTCTAGAAACTCGTCTTGATAACTTATATCAACAACTTGTTGAAACCAATAATAATAATACTGTTGAAGCTAAATTCGATGAACTTTTAAGTAGAATTGCCTTATTAGAAGCTAAAGAAATTCCTGATTTAACACATCTAGAAGAAAAAGTAACAGAACATGTAGCTTTACTTGATAAACTAGAGCAAAAAATCGACAATAATCTTGGCGTCGATGAGGTTAATCTTAAAATAACCGAAATTGAAAATAAACAATCCCCTCAGGATAATGATAATAATAATGATGAGAATATAGAAGATGGAAACAGTTCGTAAAATTAATTATAAATAATTGTAAATAGATTGTAATGAACAATCTACTTACAATAGTAATATTTTGTATTGTTTTATACATATACATACACATCTATTTTCATATTAAAAAAAGCAACGATCTCGAAGTATATGAAATCGTTCAACCATCAAAAAGTAAACTTGAGGAAATATGTGATCTTAAACAACCTATATTATTCAAGTATGAAAATTTACAATTAATCGAAACATGTAATATCGATTATATTAATAATCTTTATTATGCTTTTGATATTAATATAAGAGGGAAAGAAAACGATGAGCTTTATACTAAACTTCCTTTAGGAAAAGCTATCAAATTATTTAAAAAAGACCAAAATAATACCTACATAACCGAAAATAATATGGAGTTTTTAACCGATACTGGTATGCTAAAAATATTTAATCATAATGATGAATTTATGCGACCATTGCTTGTCGTAAATTGTTTATATGATTTTATCTTTGGTTCCGGTAATACCCCATTAAGATACAATATTAACTATAGAAATTACTTTTATGTTACTAGTGGGAAAATTAAAATTAAATTATGCTCATCTAAATACACTAAATACCTTTATAAAAGTAATGATTATGAAAATTTTGAATTCAGGTCTCCGATTAATCCATGGAATGTAGAAAAAAAATACAGAAATGATTATGATAAAATTAAATTTCTTGAATTTACCGCCGAAAAAGGCACCATTATACATATTCCTGCTTATTGGTGGTACAGTATTCAATTTGAAGAGGACTCTTTCGTTTCTGTATTTAAATACAAAACCACATTTAATGTCATTGCTATCTCACCTCAATTAGTAATGTCTGTTTTGCAATCACAAAATGTTAAACACAAAGTTCTTAAAAAGCTAGATATTTAGTTTTAAGTGACATGTCACCCTGAACTCTTCAATTAAGTATTGATACTCCAAATGTCGTGTATGTGATTCACATACAATGACGAGCGGGCCCATGCACTTGTCCCCAATGGTACACTGGTTACCACCAAATTTCTATGAGCACGTTCTATTGATTCTTGGCGAGTTTTTTCCAGTTTCCATTTAGCCATTTGTTCTTTTTTTGACTTCATATCATCAAATTTTTTATTTATACAAGTTTTACAATTACATATCAAACCATATGCTTCTACTTTAAAATAATTTCTATTTAATATAAAATACATTGTCTGTTCTTCTGTCCAATTCTCATAAAAATTGAATAACTGATGTCTTAAATAATTAAATTCTTTCTTATAGTAATTCAATTGATTTATTAATGCTTTATGTTTAATTGTTACCTCTGGATCTCCATAACTCAAAATGTGTTCAATCACATCAATCGGTAGATTAACACTCATTATTTATATTATCTATTCACAATATAAATAATTATTTTCAATTTAAATTATAATAAACTATGCAAAATTATCTATATAATTGTTGCAAAAATATACATGATTTATTTGATTGCCTTGATATAACATGTTTTAAAAAATACTATAAAAAAAAATGTGACCAATATGCTATCGACAATAATGTTGTTCGCATAGAACATACTAATAATGCAAATGATGAAAATAGTGATGATAGTGATTATGATGATTGGGTTATTAAAAATATATATTATAAGACCTAAAGTCTAATAGATTTCTTTTATGTATTCTGGTAGTGCTATTGAAGTTTCGACATTGGATTTCCAATATATGGTTAGTGGCACATCTTTCGCCAATGGTGCCTTTGAAGTCCAGCGCTCTTTATTGCATACCATTAGCATTTTTTTTATGCGATTTTCTACACCTCCTGCATCCCTGGGTGGAAAATGTTTCACCGCCCATTCAAACTGCATCGATTGAATCTTATCTTGAAAACCACCTATTAAACATATATGTTCCCACCCTGGACCTTTTGATGTTGTATATTTTGCCCCTCCTTTGATTTCACCATTGTGTTGTCTTAATCGCTTATCAGGTGTCGGTGAAACCCCTGCATATGTACAGTTATTATTCTTTATAAGATAAAAAAACCATTCGGCATCCATATTATATTATATTATATCTAATTAAAGAGGTGTACGATTTCCACCACCACGCTTGAGTGGCTGGTTTTGGCTTTTCCATCCTACCGTGCAGGGTCGTGCAAACTGTTTTTTACCTTTTGTGAAATCTGCACTTCCTTGCTTACCCTTGGCACCACCTGTTCGAACCTTGTCTTTCAAATCAGCCTTTGTTAGTGGACGAGTATCTTTTTGTTGAGTCTGACTATTTTCAATAATCAGCATAAGCGTAATAAGATTAATGTTCATTTGTGTGTTGAAATCCATCTTTACTACAGATTATTAGTATTTTACAACCCGTTTCAATTTTATTTGAATCAAAAATAAAATTGTAATATACCTAAACCTAAATAGGAATCAAGACATTATCTTTTTGTTCCCTAATACTACATGCTCTTAAAACAAGAGCAGCTCCAATTTGCAGTGTCCTATTATAAAGCTTGTCTTTTTCAATCAATTCTGCCTTTAGTTTAACTAGTTCTTCTTCTGCTTTCATGAGACGAACCTTCGTTTCATTCAATTCTTTAATCATCAATTGTTTATTTTCAGACATTTCTATTATTGCTTACCATATCAATTATTTTAGTTCAATTTAGTTTTTTAATATATTAATAATATATTAAATGATAATAAATAATATTGGTTGTTTATGCTGTGGAAATTCTGTTAAAAAAAAATCTTACACATGTTATTTCATTGATGGTACATAATTTTAATAACTTTTTTATTGGTAAGAAAGCTATGCCTCGGAAATATATCTCACAAACTACTAAGAAAAAATTAATGATGATTTGAGCTAATTAATATTTATTCTATATATATTTTTTATTTAATTTGGTATTTAATATAATTTATAACAAAAGTAGAATAATATATTATTTATTATATATATATATATGTCAGAAGATGATTCTACCATCCCCGCCACTACCGCCGACCCGCTCGCCAACAAGGTGTTTGTTATATATTATAACCAAACTATAACAGGGAGTGTAGAGCTAAGAGCATATAATCAAGAAGTAGTTAGTAAGTGCTATCCTAAACCTGAAAAACTTGAAGAAGGTTCTCCATTACATTATTATAGCAAATATGACCTCACCCCGGGCGCCGGGAAGGCCAATGAGCCATTTTATGATGCTTTTCTTGTCCATATGGCAACATTAGACGCTAGTAAATATGAAGAATATGGATTAGTGGACATTGATTATTATGAAGAACAATACACATCAGTCCCGAAAAATAAAGGCAAAGAATCACTATTTCGGAAAACATTTGCCCCGCTTGGCGAGAACAACCCCAGAAAGCGAGACGACTTGGGCTATGAGAGAGCCAAGCACATATTCCTTTTATGTCCAACAGCAGAGTATATGGTACAAGACATCATAGAACTGATTAATGAAAACTCCTCTTCCCCTATAATTATACATATACAAGGTGATATTAAAAATATGGCCAAGGATGACAATACCGAATCTGTTAATACAACAATTAATCAGCGTTGTGCCATGAACACGCATGGTGGGATGTTTAGAGACGCCTTTAACTTGTATTCAGGAGGAGAGGATCATAGACTATTAAGAGAAGCACTGCATAACCGCCATGCAATATTTCTTTCTGCTTCTCCTAAGTTTGATGAGTCAAAAGCATCAGAGGGTCTCAGGGATCTGCGCTTTCTCAAGGAACAAAAGCTGTACTATGTTAGACTGAGAGACAAGGACGCAACGGAGCCGGAAGCCGCTGCTAATGCTGCTAATACTCCACTTTACTACAGAAAAGCAAATAATGATATACTTATGTTAAGCACCGCCACGGAAGCAGAGCAAGCATCCGTATATGAAAAACTTACAAAT